AGATAAAAGAACTGTTAAATTTGCATCGAGAACTAAAGTGTCTGTATTGAAAAACCACATCAACGGACTTGGATTTGAAGACGGTAAAATTATAGTAACACCTCATGGATTTTTACCTGGTAAAGATTCTACAGAAGAAAAAAGTTCTATTGAACAGTATAAAAAAGAATATGCTGATTATTGGAAAGAAATTATCGGAGTCGAAGGAGATTTTGATTTGAAAACAGAAAAAGAAGAAGTTGAGTAACAATTTAATTTAAAATTAATGACTAAGACTTTATTGGTCGATGGTAATAACCTAATCAAAATAGGATTTCACGGTGTCAAAGACTATTATCATGAAGGTAAACATATTGGAGGAATTTGGCATTTCTTAAATACATTACGCAAATTTATTGAAGAGTTTAACTACGATAAAGTAGTTGTTTTTTGGGACGGAGACGATAGCTCCGTCCATAGAAAACTCTTATATCCAAGATATAAAGAAAATAGAAATCAAGAATCTAATGAACATAAGGTAACATCTTTTAATTACCAAAAAGATAGGGTAAAACAGTACCTTGAAGAACTATTCATTAGACAAATCAACATTGAAAATAACGAGGCGGATGATTTAATTGCGTATTACTGTAAAATTGCTCTTAATGAGAATATTACAATTTTTTCGGCTGATAGAGATTTAACACAATTAATTTGTGAAAATGTATCATTGTATTCACCTAATACAAAACAGACGTATAAACAAGGTGATAACATAAAATTACATGATATCGAAGTTCCCCACTCAAACGTAAAAACATGTAAAATATTAATGGGTGACAAATCAGATAATATTGATGGGATTTATTATTTGGGTGAAAAAACTTTAATTAAGTTATTCCCTGAGCTACTTGACAAACCACTATCAGTAACCGATATTTTAATAAAGGCTGAAGAGTTATTAAAAGGAGATAAAGATAACACGGTACTTAAGAATCTTTTAACAGGTAAAACAAAAACAGGAATTTACGGTAACGAATTTTTTGAAATTAATGAGAAAATTGTCGACTTATCAACCCCACTTATTACCGATGAAGGTAAAGAAATCGTTGAATTATATTACTCAGAAACATTAGACCCTAATGGTAGAGGTCATAGGAATGTTATACGAATGATGATGGAGGATGGATTCTTTAAGTTCTTACCAAAAGGAGATAATAATTGGGTAAACTTCCTAACCCCATTTTTAAAATTAACAAGAAAAGAAAAAAAAAAATTTAAAACAAATAAATAAAGTGAATATGAAAGACCAAGAAACAACAAAGCTAGAATTTTTGATGATGGTAAATGGTAACATCATTGTCCAAAGATTTTTTAATGTTAGGAACTTTAATCCCCTTGCTAAAAATTCGTTAAATCTTTACGAATATCTTTCCGATTTTAAAGACGTATTGGAGAGAGAATTAAAGATTAAAACTGTCACATATATGTTGGATAATACGTATGAAATTATAAACAATCCAAACGTACTTGAAACATCAAATACTGAAGGTCCTGAAAATTTTAACATTTTTATTAAGTCGGGTGACACGACAATTTGTCATAGACAATTTGATGCTAAAGTGTTCCCACCAAAAATAAGATACACCGTAGATATACGTCCGCACATAAAAAGTGTACTTTCGGCTTTAACTGACATTTTTTCATCTAAAAAATTAACTTATGACTATATTGGAATTAGTCTAAAGGGGTAATATTTATCTAAAACAAAAGAGAAAAAATATGGCGTCGAACAAAAATTTTGATTATTTAGGAAGTACATTTCAGATTCAATTATTAAACCAAATCATTATTGATAAAGAGTTTGCAAGGTCAATAATTGATGTAATTGAAACAAACTATTTTGAAAACAAATATTTTAAATTAATTATCCAAATGATTAAGGAGTTTTATTTAAAATATGAGTATGTCCCTACTTTTGACACCTTAGAACAAATTACAAAATCTGAATTCCAACAAGAGATGGCGTCTAAAGTTATTTTAGACACTCTTACTAAAATTAAAGACGCTCCACTCGAAGGAGGTGATTTTGTACAGGAAAAGGCTTTAAAATTCTGTAAACAACAAGAATTACAAAAAGCAATTTCAAGAGCACAAAAAGTAATTGATGGAGGTGAATTTGAAAACTACGATAAGTTAGAAACTTTAGTTAGAGAAGCTTTACAGGTAGGTGAAAGAGAAGATGGTATGTCAGATATCTTTTCTAATTTAGATGACGTTTTAAATGAAGATTATAGACACCCAATCCCAATGGGAATACCAGGAATTGATAGACTACTTAAAGGAGGTTTAGCTAAAGGAGAAATAGGTGTAGTTTTAGCACCAACAGGAGTTGGTAAATCAACATTACTTACAAAAATCTCAAACCACGCATTTAATTTGGGGTACAATGTTTTACAGATATTTTTTGAGGATAACCCAAAAATTATACAAAGAAAACATTTTACACTCTGGACTAAAATCCACCCCGATGAATTATCGGTTAAGAAAGATGAGGTTATGTCAAAGGTTAAAGAAATTAAAGAAACCATGACTAACAGATTAATTCTTAAAAAATTACCATCAGATACTGTAACCATGTTACAAATTAAAAATCAAATCAGAAAAATGGTTGCTGATGGTGTTAAAATAGATATGGTTTTATTAGATTACATTGATTGTGTTGTTCCTGATAAAAACTTAGGTGACGAATGGAAGTCTGAAGGTTCAGTGATGAGAGCTTTTGAAGCGATGTGTCACGAAATGGATATAGTAGGATGGACTGCAACTCAAGGAAATAGAAGTTCAATATCTTCTGAAGTTGTTACAACAGACCAAATGGGTGGGTCTATAAAGAAAGCTCAAGTAGGTCACGTTATCATTTCTGTGGCTAAAACACTACAACAAAAAGAAATGAAATTGGCCACTATGGCTATCACTAAGTCAAGAATTGGTGACGATGGTATCGTATTTGAAAATTGTAAATTTGATAATAGTATGTTAGAAATCGACACCGAATCTTCAGTTACTTTCTTAGGGATTGAAGAACAGAAAGAAGAAAACAACCGACAAAGAATTAAAGATTTGTTGGACAAAAGAAAACAAAGAGAAGACAAAAACTAAAAAATTATGAATGAAAATATATTAAGGGAAAATCCTAATAGGTTTGTTATCTTCCCAATTCAGTATAATGATATTTGGGAATATTATAAAATGCACCAAGCGGCGTTTTGGACGGCTGAAGAAGTAGATTTAAGTGGAGACATTAGAGATTGGGAAAATTTATCTGAAAATGAACAATATTTTATTAAAAATATTTTATCATTTTTCGCGGCTTCCGATGGTATTGTTAATGAAAACTTAGCGGAAAATTTCTATAGGGAAGTACAATATCCTGAAGCAAAATTTTTCTATGGTATACAACTTGCAATGGAAAACATCCATTCATTAATGTATTCATTGTTAATTGATACCTACATATCAAATGAGGAAGAAAAAAACAAATGTTTTACTGCGTTAGATAACTTACCCGCAGTTCAGAAAAAGGCGAAATGGGCTCTTAATTGGATAGAGAACGCATCTTTCCAAGAAAGACTTGTAGCATTTGCCGCAGTTGAGGGTATTTTCTTTTCAGGTTCATTCTGTTCTATATTTTGGTTGAAATCGAGAGGTATTATGCAAGGATTGTGTAATGCAAATTCTTTAATATTTAAAGATGAAAATTTACATTGTGATTTTGCAATTCATTTGTTGAATAATCATTGTGAAAACAAACCATCAGAAAAAAGAATTAAAGAAATTCTACTTTCGGCTTTAGAAATTGAAAAAGAATTTATCACTGAGTCATTACCTGTATCATTAATTGGTATGAACTCAAACCTAATGAAACAATATCTTGAGTTTGTTGTTGATGGATTATTGATTAAACTTGGTTGTAAAAAACATTTTAATGTTGAACAACCATTTAAATTCATGGAACAAATTGCCGTAGAAACTAAAGGTAATTTCTTTGAATCGAGAACCGTTGAATATCAGAAAGCGAAATTGAATGAGACAATTTCATTTACTGATGATTTTTAATTAATTATTTTTTTAGATTATGATGTCACTTAGAATTAAAAAAAGAAGTGGGGATGATGCGTCATTTAACCCACAAAAAATCTATAACAGAATTAAACGAGCTTCAAAAGGGTTGAACGTTAATTCGGATGAGATTTTTATTAAAGTAATTACTTCAGTACCAACTGAAGGTTTAATTACCACTAAAGAATTAGATAAACTTATTTATGAGATTGCAGCGGCTTTTACAGGAAGTCACCATGATTATTCAAGATTAGCATCTTCAGTTGCGATTTCCTCATACCATAAAGAGACTAACCCAAGTTTTTATGAAACAATGACACTATTACATTCAGAAGGAATTATAAATGGTGATTTTATGGATACAATGGTTCTTTATGGTAAAGAATCTATTGATGAGGTTATAAATCATGATAATGATTATAACTTTGATTACTTTGCTTGGAGGTCTTTACAAGAAATGTATTTACTTAAATTGTCAAATGGTAAAGTAGTTGAAAGACCACAACACATGTATATGAGAGTTGCTATTTGGGTTACAAAATCGTTTGAACAAGCTCTTGAATATTATAAATCATTATCAAACCAATTGATTTCACCTGCAACACCTATCATGATTAATGCTGGAACAAAAGTACCTCAGTTAGCGTCTTGTGTTTTACATTATAATAATTCTGATTCTCGTAATGGTTTATTACATACATTAAACGACATCTCAACATATTCATCAAACGCTGCAGGAATCGGATTATCAATGTCAAATATTAGAAGTAAAGAAAGTAGAATTTCTTCTTCAGGTGGATTTGCGGGAGGGTTATTAAAGTATTTAAAAATTGTAAATGAATCTCTTAGATTCTTTAATCAACAAGGACGTAGACCTGGTAGTGCCGCCATCTATTTAGAACCTTGGCACAAAGACATTTTTGACTTGTTAGATATGAAGAAAAACACAGGTGCGGAGGAATTAAGGGCTCGTGATTTATTCACTGCATTATGGATTCCTGATAATTTCATGAGAGCGGTTAAATCAAATGGTGATTGGTATTTGTTCTGTCCTAATGATATTAAAAGAGCTGGTTTGAAACCATTACAAGAATGTTATGGTGAAGAATACGAGGAAGTGTATTTACAAGCGGTTAAATTAGAATTAGGTAAAAAAGTAAAAGCACAAGATATATGGACTAAAATAATTGAATCACAAGTTGAGACAGGTGTTCCATATCTTTGTTCTAAAGACAATGCAAATAGAAAAACTAACCATCAAAATATTGGTGTTATTAAACAATCAAATCTTTGTAATGAAATATATCAATATACCGATGAGGGTACTACTGCGATTTGTACTCTTTCATCTATGGTATTGAAGAACTTTATTATAGATGGTAAATTTGATTTTAATTTACTTTATAGTGAAGTTAGAAAAGTGGTAAGAGCGTTAAATAAGGTTGTCGACATCAACAATTATTCAACAGAAAAAGGACGTAAAGGAGGGTTGAAACAGAGAGCAATTGCAATTGGAACTCAAGGACTTGCTGACGTATTTTATTTAATGGATTACATTTTTACTTCGGAAGAGGCTCGTAAACATAACAAAAATATATTTGAAACAATTTACTTCGCGTCTATAACAGAAAGTATGGAATTGTGTAAATCGGGAGAATATAAACCATACGCACATTTTGAAGGTTCACCTATGTCCAACGGAATCTTTCAATTCGACATGTGGGGATTAAATGATAGTAATTTATTTTGGGATTGGGAAAAATTAAAAGAGGATGTTAAAGAATATGGTGTTTGTAATTCATTATTTACCGCTCAAATGCCTGTTGCGTCTTCGGCTAAAATAACAGGTTCTTTTGAAATGACGGAACCCGCTCACTCGGCTTTATTTAATAGGAGAGTTGTTGGAGGTGAGATTATGATTGTGAACAAATATTTAATTAGTGATTTTGAAAAAATTGGCATTTGGTGTGAGGATTTGAAAAACGAAATCATTCTTAATGAAGGGTCAATCCAAAACGTTAATTTCAATAATTATATTGATTTGGAAGACAAACGATACAACTTTAAAGTTAAACGTGTGGAACACCTCATTCAAAAATATAAAACAATTTGGGAAATATCACAAAGAGAGTTAATTGATATGGCGGCTGATAGAGCACCATTTATAGACCAATCACAATCTATGAACATCTATATGGCGAACCCAACATTGTCTAAAATAACATCATCGCATTTCCATTCTTGGGAGAAAGGGTTAAAGACACTTTGTTATTATGTAAGAACAAAAGCAATATCAACAGGAGCAAAACACTTGGCTATTGATACCTCAAAAGTTGAAAAACCTAAAACAATTACTGAAAAACCTAAAGTTGATTTCAACTCGGTAAACTTACCACCAAAACCCGAGAATTCAGATTTTGAATGTTTTGGATGTTCATCATAAAATTAAGATAAATCACGACTAATGTCGTGATTTTTTATTTTAACTCTATTTATTAGAAAAATCAGAAGACTATATTTATTAGATATGGCAGAAGGTAGAACATATGGTATTAATTTTCCTTTTAGAGATTCGGCTAAAGGTACTTATTTAGCTTTATCAGAAGAAAGTGATGAAGAGATTAGAAGTAGTTTAATTCATTTACTTTTAACAAGAAAAGGTACGAGATATTATTTACCTGATTTTGGAACTCGTTTATATGAATTCATATTTGAACCCATGGATGGGCCAACTTTTTCAGATATTGAGGCAGAAATAAGAGAATCTGTTACGGAATATATACCAAATATTACAATAACCAATATAAGTATTACTGACGCTTCCTTAGAGGAAGAAAATAAAGGAACTTTCATTAATGCAAACGGAGATAGAGAATTTGTGGTCCCTGGCATTGGTGAGAAAGAACATACCGCTAAAATTAAAATTGATTATACCATCACGGCATCGGCATTTAATCCGAGTGATTTTGTAATTATTAATATATAATATATCATGGCAAATAAAAAGATTTCTTATACAACTAGAGATTTCCAACAGATAAGAACTGAGTTAATAAATTTTACAAGATTATATTATCCTGAACTTATTGATAATTTTAACGACGCTTCGGTTTTCTCCGCTTTATTGGATTTAAATGCTGCGGTAACGGATAACTTACAATTCAATATTGATAGAAGTATACAAGAAACCGTATTACAATATGCACAACAAAGGTCATCAGTATTTAATATTGCAAGAACATACGGACTTAAAGTTCCTGGCCAAAGACCTTCAGTTGCTCTTGTTGATTTTTCGATAACAGTACCCGCATTTGGTGATAAAGAAGATTTAAGATATTGTGGTATATTAAGAAGAGGGGCTCAAGTTAACGGTGCAGGTCAAGTATTTGAAACAGTTTATGATATTGATTTTTCATCACCAATCAATGCCGAAGGATACCCAAATAGACTTAAAATACCTAATTTCGATTCAAATAATAAGTTATTAAATTATACAATTGTTAAAAGAGAAACAGTTGTAAATGGGGTTACCAAAGTATTCAAAAGAACCATAACCGCAAACGATGTTAAACCATTCTTTGAATTATTTTTACCTGAAAAGAATGTTTTAGGTGTTACAAGTGTTTTATTAAAAGATGGTACTCAATATGCAAATATACCATCACCACAAGAATTTTTAGGTAATGATAATAGATGGTATGAAGTAAAGGCTCTTGTTGAAGATAGAGTCTTTGTTGAAGACCCAACTAAAGTTTCTGACCAACCTGGTATTAAAGTTGGTAAATACTTAACAACAAGTGATAAATTTATAACTGAATACACACCTGAAGGATTTTTAAGAATGACTTTTGGTGGTGGTAGTCAATCCGCAGATGAACAATTAAGGGAATTTGCAAGGAACGGGTTAAAACTTGATTTGTATAAATATTCCAACAACTTTGCATTAGGTAGTGTATTAAAACCAAACTCAACGTTATTTGTCCAATATAGAATTGGTGGAGGTTCAGGAAGTAATTTAGGTATCAATGTAATTACTCAAGTAGGTACGGTTTCATTTTTTGTTAACGGTCCTTCAGCTTCTGTTAACACAAATGTGGTTAATTCATTATCGTGTAATAATGTTACTGCAGCAATTGGTGGAGCACCCGCACCGACTACTGAAGAAGTAAGAAATTTAGTGACATTTAACTTTTCAGCACAAAACAGGGCGGTAACTGTTAATGACTATGATTCGATTATAAGAACAATGCCGTCCCAATTTGGAGCACCCGCTAAAGTTGCGATTACCGAAGAAAATAATAAGATAAAAATAAAAATGTTGTCTTTTGACGAGTCAGGTAATTTAACTGAGATAGTATCTAACACACTTAAAAATAATATCGCTAATTACCTTTCAAATTACAGAATGTTAAATGATTACATTTCAGTTGAAAGTGCAAATGTTATTGATTTATCAATGAACATTGATGTGGTATTAGATAATAGTCAAACACAAGGGGCTTTAATTGCTCAAATTGTAAATTTAGTTACTGAATATTTTTCACCTTCAAATAGACAGATGGGTAGTAATGTTTATATATCGGAAATTAGAAGACAAATACAATCACAAAATGGTGTGATATCAGTATCTGATATCCAAGTATTTAATAAGGTTGGAGGACAATATTCTTCATCTCAAACATCTCAAGGATATATTGATGACGAAACAAAACAAATTGGTTTAGTCGATGATACAATTTTTGCAGAACCTAGTCAAACATATCAAGTTAGATACTCTGGTAAAGATATTAATGTGAGAATTAAAAACCTTTCTACAGTTAATTTTTCTTGATAATTTATTTTATTAATTTCTAAATTATCATTTTGAAAATGGTATATAAACTATTTATCAAAAAAGATTAGGAATGTCAAATTCATATAGAATAAGAACCGAAGTAGGTGTAGATAAATCATTAAAGGTATTACTTGAACAAGAATATGAATATCTTGAGATATTATCCCTAAAGGTTTTACAAAGTCAAATTTATACAAGACAATGCTCAGATTATGGTGTAATCATAGGTAGGGTAACCGCTAATAATGGGTTTGGAATACCAAATGCTAAAGTTTCAGTATTCATACCTTTATCCCCTGAAGATGAAAACAATCCTATAATAAGTGAATTATACCCTTATAAATCTTTAAGTGACACAAATGAAGATGGGTATCGATATAATCTCCTACCTTATAAACAACAACATAGTGGTCATAGCCCGACAGGTACTTTCTTTGATAGAGAAGATGTCCTAACAAACCCTACATTCATTGAGGTTTACGATAAGTATTATAAATATACCGCTAAAACAAATGATAGTGGTGACTACATGATATTTGGAGTTCCATTAGGAGAACAAACAATACATGTTGATGTTGATTTATCCGATATAGGAGAATTCTCATTATCACCCCAAGATTTAGTCAGAACAGGAGCGGCAACTGAAGCTCAAGTTGCGGGGACACAGTTCAAAACGTCATCAAACCTAAATTCATTACCACAAATTATTTCAATTAATAGAGTTGTTGAAGTAGAACCTCTTTGGGGACAACCTGAAGTATGTAGTTTAGGTATTATCAGAAGCGATTTCGATTTAACAAGTGAAGCAAATATTGATATAACACCCACCGCAATTTTTATGGGGTCAATAGTATCAACAGTTGATAATCATACACAAAAAAGAAATTGTAAACCTAAAAATAGACATGGTAATTTATGTAGTTTAGTTGCGGGTCCTGGTGAAATATTAGTAATTAGACAAACTATACAACAAGATGTTAATGGTAGACCTGTTTTAGAGACATTTGATTTAGAACAGGGGGGGCAAGTGATTGATGAAAACGGTACATGGTTAATTGATGTACCTATGAATTTGGATTATTATATAACCAATGAATTTGGTGAAAAAGTATTATCAAATGACCCTGAGAAAGGAGTACCAACAAGAGGTAAATACAGATTTAAAGTTAAATGGGCACAATCACCTACATTATCGGAACCTGTTAAAAGAGGTTATTTTTTAGTACCTAACATAAAAGAGCATGGATGGGTTATTAATGGTGGGAATAGAATCGACCCTTTAACTAATGGGTCCGCATCACCGTCAGATACTTTAGAGGCTATTAAATCGTATTCGTTTAGTTTAGATTGGAATGACTACCCTGATATACAAGGTGCTATTAATTGTGAAGACACCTTTTATGATATGCAATATAATAAGGTATATACGGTATCACAATTAATAGACCAATATAGAAAAGGATATATACCTAGTAAAGTGATTGGGGTCAAACACATTCTTGATGATGTATGCGAGAGCGAAAACGTTAAATTTCCAACAAACGACGCTTTCTTAAGATTTGATTTAATATACTTATTATTTACAATAATGATGTATATATTTAAACCAACTTTATACCAATTATTAGTAATTGTACACGTTTTAGCATTTTTAATAAAATTCATTTTAGGTCCTATATTAGCAATTGTTGTTGCAGTTGTTTTTTTGATAGTCATATTAGTATGTAATTTCATTAATGGTATTATTTGGGTTATAAATTTATTTGCGAATGTTAATAAATTGGATTGCCCCACTATTCAAGACCTGCAAGAACTAATTGTTAAATTACTTAATTTATGGAAGTTATTTACAAAAATAAATTTACCTAACTTATCTTATAGTGATTGTGAATTATGTAACTGTAAAGAACCTGATAGTGTTGAAAATAACGCTACAAGCCCATCACCAACTAATATAGATTCCGAATCCATTATTAATAATTCAGGAATAAATTCCTATTTAACGAATTATTTAGATAGTAGTAAATATACCGCAAACCAAGGATTTTCTTACCCAAGTGCTTTTGAAAGTATTATGGCAGGTGCTAGTTTTGATGGTTCAGGGCCTAAAACTTATACACCCCAAATGACTAAATATGGTAATGATAATGGTGATGACAGACATTTGTTTACGAGTAGTTTAACTTTAGCTGAGAGAATTAATCTATTCAATAACAAAGCTAAATATTTTAATGATGGTGGGGGGACTAATCCTGGAGGAGGGTTTAATAGAATTAAAGTAACTTTCCAAACACAACTTAATAATCCTATAGTAAAGTATCATTATGACAACGTTATTGTGGTCTCAATTAAAGATACTAAACTATCAGAAATGCAGGCAGGTCAGATAGTCACATTCCAAAATCCAGAACTTTCTGCAGACGTTAATTTAACAGGGTATACTCAATTAAATCAATTTGCAACCAAAAGTATTACAGGAACTTCAATTAACGACAATGGTCAAATTACAGTATATTATTCGGACCCATCTGATTTAAATGGTTCGTCATCACCATTGTCAGTGTTATATGATATTGAACAAGACCCTGATGATGCTACATATGCAAAATTTGGAATGGATATCGAATATTTCCAAGTCATAACCGCTATGACTTATAGTAATTTTAGCTCATTATGTACCCCAAACCCATTATCTTTAAGAGATAGATATTTGTTTAATAATATGAGATTTGAATATCTTAAATCGGTAACTAATTGTTGGTATGATGATTATTATCAAAACCCATTACAATCTTACGATAATTATGAAAATCAAGTTATAACATTTTTGGTTAGAGGTGTTGACCCTTATAGTACAAGAAAACAAAATTCATATGATTTAAGTAGATTATTTGGATACACATCATGGGGAATACCTGGGTTAACTGTAACAGGTGATTATAAATTAAATCACCCTATAAGAGGAGGTGTTAAATCAGTTAAACATAGTATGATAAGTGATGTAACATTAACCGACAGTAATAATTATAATTTATATTATGATTCATTTCACTTCCTACCTGAATCTAACCCATCAAACGCAGGGTTTAGTGGGTTTACCTCTACATTACCAAGTTATTACTCTAGACTTGACGCTTCTGATTTATCTTTTACACCTTTAGGTGCGTTATCATTAAATAATGTTTGTTCTTCAGGTCCTTTTGGGTATAATGTTGCAAGTATAAGACCTTTTAATACAATTATATCTAATGGTAATGGATTTTTACTTGAATGGGATGTTGTCGTTCCATTTGTTTTTCCTCCGAACTGTACTGAGATTAGAACCGCAACACAAAATAGTTACCCTAACGATAACAAAGGTTATTTTGTTAATGAAATTGTTGAGGGTGGTTCGGCTATGTTACAGAGAGTTAAAGTTCAATTTGGTGTAGGAACCTACGCAAATGGATATTCATACGCACCTAAATACGCGACAGTTCCTTACGGATATAATAATTTAGGTATTAATGGTAACCAAATTATTATGAGGTCGGATAGATTACCGACATCAACAAGTACAAAAGAAACCTCCAATAATAGTTTTGCATTACAGATGAATCCTAATTTTGCGGTTTATTTAGTTTCAGATGACGGGTCAGTACCTGTTAATAATGAATCAACACAACCATCAACTTCAACAGGAGCGAACCAAGATAGTAGTGAAGATAATGATGGTAATAAAGTGTTAGATTCATTTAATTGCCCTCAAATGGTTCCTCTTGGTTGTTATTATGGGGCAACACCTGGTTGTGGTAATTCGTTCACACCCACAGAAATTGACATACAACCTGATAATGATGGGTGTTATTATAATGGTATAAACGGTGAAAAAATAATGGTTAATGGTTGTTATGTTACAGTAACAAGTATATTTTTATCTTTACCCAAAGATTTTAAAATATTAACTGAATGGTCCTCAAGATTATTAATTACATTTGGCGCTTGTAGAGACGTTTGGTCTCAAATGTTCACTAATAATTGGATTAATGGTACGTTATACGCATTTGCATTTAAGAATGATAGATTCTTTACAGGTCCAACCGACACACCTGCAAATTCACCATATAGTTTATATTGTAGAGATACAGTTTATTTGCATCCAACTACTTTAAACTTTTATTATAGGTCAAGTCCTTGGGATGGTAATAGTTTTATTGGGGCTCAACCTCCAACACCTCTTTTTGGAGGTAGTTACGGAGGAAATGATAAAAACCTAAGATTTCCAACAACAATGTTAGATATGGGACCTAGAACACAATACTTACAAGAATTAATAATGTCAGATGATTTTGATGGTTATGTAGTAAATAAATTAGGACCAACAACGTATACTGATGTTTCTGAAATATTGAATTTATTCATCATTAGTCGACTATCTAATACTAGTTTCTTATCACAATTATTTGGGACTTCAGGAGCAAATATATTAAGTTATTTTAACGGAAGGACTAAATTTATGGTTGACGCCGACTACGCACAAACAGTTTCTGTAAGTTCAGAATTAGGTGTTGCAGAATTTAATTCAGAAAATTACCCCCAACTTACATGTGCTCAAGACCCTATTTATTTTAATGGTGGTAATGCTACTGATGGTATTATAGGTGTTTTCTTTTCATCAGACACACAAGTTAGAGATTTTATAACCCCTAAAAGAACAATTATTGTTGAAGATGCTATGGTAACTGATGATTGTGCGTTTGGTAACTTTAAAGTCTTTTCACAAACTGTCCCATTCTACCAATGGAACATTAAACAAAACCCTGACCAAGATAGTATTTTTGGTTCACAAGGTAATGAATGGTATACGACACCTTTAGGTAGTAGTTTTTATAGTAACAAATACCAATCAATGGATAGATTAGAGCAGACTTCAAGATATATGAGAACAAATACAAGTAGTTTTATTAAAGATTTTAAAGGGTATATTTATTCATACAATACTTCCACAGGACAATATAACCCAAATCATGATTCGGTACAACCTAATTCAACACCTTACAGTTCATCAGAAAGAATATTTACAGTTGGGGCACCTTTCCACTTCTATTTTGGTCTTAAAAAAGGAAAAACCGCATTTGACAGATTTGCAACTAAATGGATTAAAACTGATATAATTACAGATTAATATGGGTAATAGAAATGATTTACGAGTGGTTTTAGGGTCTTTGAGATATAAGTCAGCACCTAACACAAACTTATTTTTTCAAGTACCACTTAAACAAACTTTTAAAGAAAATACTGAATTTGATAGAAGTATTGATGTTGATTTGGAACAAGTATTTAATAATGAACGACAAGAATCAGATATTTTTAGACCTACCGCAAAATTTTCATTATTATTTAAAAATTCATATTCAGGTTTTACAAATTATCCACCATTTGAAAATAATTTATATTATCTTAATTCACAAGAAGCGGCAATTGCTCAATGTTTAAATGGTAATCCTGATGCGATAAGTTGGACAGGACTACCCCAATATAACGAATTTGATTTTGTTAGGAATGATTATAATGTACCTGGTTATACACAATTACCTGATGAACATATAATCTTCACACCTAAAAGTGCTTCGAGTTATAATTGGAATTTTTTTGTTAGTTATCCATATGAAAATGATTACACTAAACAATTAAAGGCCGTTGATTTTAAAACAAACATTACGTTAAATTGGATAGTTGGTGATGGTATACCGTTTATAATTGAAAAAGTCGACAATGGAGGATTGGGACAAATATCTTTTAGATGTCCTATTAAACATGGATTATCAGTAGGGGAATTTGTTAAATTAAGTTTATCTTATAATGGAGATGATTTATTCCAAGTGAATTCATTAGGAGCTCAAACTTATGGAAGTGAAGAGTATGTATTTAATATTGTAGATGTTGGATACACTAGTGTTTTTAATAATAATGTGACTGGCACGGCAAAGAGAGTTATACTAGGTGACAGTGAAACAGACACGATATCTGAATATTATGTTAGAAGACATAAAATATTAACAAATTCTGAAAATGCAGTTGTAAGTAAGGCGGGATTTGAACAAAGTATTTTTGGGGAGACTAAAAAATTTGAGAGTAGTGGTTTTACCCCGAATCAAGTATCAAGAGTCTCTATTAAAGAAGGTTCACAATCATATACCTTATCATTTAATAAAGATATTAAAATAAATCCTTTAAGAGATAATCAAAAAAGACCATTAACAGAATTATTTTTTACTGTTATATGGAAAGGTTTTTTCGGATGGACCTTTGGGTTACCAAATGGTAATGGAGGTTTTAACGGATTAAAAGAAGGGTGGGAATTTAACCTACCTTTAAACTCGACAGGACAACCAAATAGTTGGTGGAGTAACTCAAATTCGGACTCCGATGTTAACATACCACTTGGGGTTTACAACACTGCTCAAGGGTTACCACCATACGTGTCACCATCATTCAACGGGTTTACATATATTGATTCATTAAAGGAAGATGATATAATAGACGGAGATGTTTGTGAATGGAGTAATTATGACCAAAAAGAGAGAGTTATTTCAAAAATTTACCATAAGATAAAATTTAACCCTTTTGTATTTTCTATAGGAGGAAATCCCGCAAATCAATTTGGTTATTACTATCAACCTCATCATGGAGTTACGATTAGAGTATTCTCAGATTATATCGAAGATGGGGACCCCCAAAATGTTGTAGGTATTCCTGATTATTCTTATTTCTCAACAACTAAAAATTTATTTATATGGAGAGATTTATATCCATATGGTTATATTGATAGTTCTTTTAACGGTGTTAATTATCCATTTTTAAACGGTGTTCATTATCCATTTAACAATAATATATTCAGAATAATACCTGAAGGAACTAATTATAATGAACAGACCATAATAGCAGAACCATTAATTGACGATTGTGAGTAATAAATTTTTATTTACCATACCTAACGATACTAAAGGGATTCAAATTCCTATAGAAATGAAATGGGATTTTTATGGTAGAACTGATAGTATTGAGTTATATGAGGATGATGTTTTAACAACAATCATAGGGGTTGCTGATGATTTTGAAGTAGTTAGATTTTCACATAACTCCTATGGTAATAATCAAGAGACTAAATTAGGATACGAGTTTTATTTTTATGATGGACCACCACCAACAAACCAAAGCGTTTTAACATCCACAGTTACTGATTGGAAAAATAGTTATTTATCTGAAGGATTTACAGGTGATGAAATTTATTATTATACCAAACCATTCACAAAATCATTTTTTAAATTAGATTTTTATGATACTAACGATACAGTTACACAAACTAATTATTTTAGTGTGATTATACCCGTTCAGCAAGGAGAAACTGAAAGTGTTAGTATTTCACCCTTATTTCCTAACGTTAATATTAAAAAACCAAAATATTCATTAGATTTTGTTGGTGATAAAGAAGGTTTCTTTTTGTATTGGTTAGTGAATACAGAATTTTTAAACATCAACACCTTTTACATGTCGGCTAAATTTTTTGATGGTAAACTAGGGGTTTTTGTTAGAATGATGAACGAACCACAATCATCATTACCTAATAAATTTGTATTTGATTCTCCGAGGTATTTTTTTAATAAAGTTGTTTTAGATTATAACACTAAAACATATGAAATATTTGATTATTTAAACAACCGTATAGGTGCGGGAACACCAATAAAATGGTATGAATATATTAACCCTTAATGGACGAAAGATATTATAGTATAAGAATATCACCTGAAGTAATTAATGGTGATTTATTTTTACATTCATATGATGCGGGTAACTCAGAACCAGACCCTAACGACCCTTGTTGTGAAATTGTAACATCAACAACAACTTTAAATTTTACAGGTCTTACTTACGTGTATTCATCGATGACCCAAGTAGTTAGTGGAGGTACTGATGGAAGTTCGTTATTAACGGGACTAACTGTCCCTGTGTTTTTAACCGAAACGACTGTTGATGTTGGTTATTATTCTGTTTTTGATGGTATGGTATTACAAAAAGATACCATGACTAATTTTTTATTTTCGGCATCGACATTTTCACCATATACCTATTATTTTTATAATACTTCAGATACTGAATTTAAAAAATATTTACAATTTGCAACATATAAAGTGGATTGGGGAGATGGAACGCCAATTGATTTAATTACAACAACCGCACCCAATTTTTATAGTCATACTTATGCTCAAGATGGTGAATTCACAATAACTTTTTCAGGAATGAGTCCTTGGGGAACAAATATTGTTGAAAAAACAGTCTATGTCCCATTCACAGGAGTTACAGTACCTAACCCAAATGGAACCGCGTATTTTTTACCTGCGGGAGGTAGTTGGTCAGGAACACCTTTAATGTATGATTATTTATTTACGGGAGATTCAAATTGTGATGTTTATGACCAATCAAGTTATAACTATACCACTGTACCATTTTTAATTTCTGGGTATACCACATCTACGATGACTGATTTACAACAATACGGTAGTAAATTTAATCCGATGATGTTTAATGGTAAATATAAAATAGGTGTACAAGTTACAGGAACATCTGGTAGTATTGGGACTTTTTGGGGTCCATCTTTAGATAATACTTATACTGCCTATACAATAAATGATATTGATTATTATGATTATAGTGATGGTACTACAGTATTCATGACTTATTCATCAGGTATGACACCTGATATGATAGTCTGTTCAGCAATTACAAAAAATGAGGTATTATTGAACGTAATTGATGAAGCAGAAATACAAACTAATGTATTTATAGAAAGAGGTAAAAACTCGGCATTAGAACGAATCCAAAGGTTAGGAGAAGTTGATAATGTGGGGGACCTTGAAAAATATGGATACAAATTTTTTAATGTAAAAAATACAGGATAATATGGCAACAGGAACTTACGGTACAATAAGACCAGCGGACGTTTCCCCCGAAGATGTTGAGATAATTTTAAATTATACCCCATCAAGAGATGAAACTAATAATTTTGTATTAACTAAACTTGATGCGAAAACATTATTAAGACCTTATTTTAATAATGATAGTACTGGGGGTTCCTCAGTAGAAGTGTTAGGTGGTTTATATAATTTAACATTACCTTCAGACCAATTTAATAAATTAGGGATTTATACTCTTTATATTAGACCTGCTCAAATCAGGACAACTATTTTGGATTGTGGGGTATTATCATCATTACCTAATGTTAGAGGTTTAGTAATTGATTTAAATTCAGTACCTTCTGAATATAGAAATAAATTTATAAATCAAGGGTTAGTTGGATTTAGAATTGAATATCTTAATACCGATGGGTCTAAGATACCTAATTTTTTTAGAATCATCACATCATCATTTTTTTGTGAACCCGTTGTTCAAAATTTAACCAACACATCGCAAAAAGCTATAAGATATAGATACACCGAAAATAATACTAATTTAGTATTCTGTACTTTATCACCATCATCTGCACCAACAAACAAACCAAACGCAATACCTTTTATTGGACAACCAAATCAAAGTATTGTAATATCTAATACATTCTTCAATCCAATAACATTAGATGTTGAAGTTGCGGAACATGACTTCTCAACGTTGGCAATTGCATTGTTTGGAAACCAAACTAAGTCTATCGATGACGGTATTTACACGATGTACGACACTCAAAATAACATCTATAGACAATACAATCTATATGAAATTAGAGACCAATTTAACGAGTTATTATTTGAGGTTAGACAAGATAGAGGTGATAATATTGATTTTAGTAAAAACTTTACAAATATAACACAATAATGGCGATTAAAAAATATACTTGCCCTCCACAATCCGCAACAGGGGCGGGAACTTTTTCAGATGACTTAGTTGGATTACAATTAGTTGCTGGAGGAGGTTTAACGCAAGGAAATTTTGAATTCGTTACGTCAACGTCTGAAAAGACTAATAGGAATTTTATTACAGGTGTTTTTTCTGACCCTATCAATTTAGAATCGATAGGTATTAATAGTATTGAACAATCTAAAACTATTTTAGAAAAAAACTTTAAAGTCTATCCAAATTTTGATTTAACCCAAGTTAATAATTTTACACTATATGGGTCAATGGTCAAAAGAATGTCGGCATCCGCAACTAAAATTATTAGTTTTTTCCCCGCAGCTATCGAATCGACCTTCATGGGTATAAATTATATTACAGGAGTAACCGCAAATAATATAGTTTATAGTGAATTAAATGACTCAACAACATTTGATTTAGATATTGCAAGATTAAGAAATCCATTCGATGTTGATTTTACCAATAACTCAACAAGAAATTTAGAACTTAAAGAAATACAAGTTTCTCCTTTAAGAGATATGAAAATACAATACGCTAAGTATTCTTTATTTTTTAATGATGGTGAATATAAAGTTATAAATATAGTACCGACAGATAGTTTAAGTAATGGTATTTTAACATTAACTGTTAGTGGAGACCCTTTTTCAGGTGAAACTGTTGTTTTTGATAATTTAGTTATACGTCCTAATGACCTTGAAGTTAATAGTGTTTTTAAAGAAGTTTTTGATGAGGTTGAACAGTTCTTATTAAATAGGAATGTTAGCCCAAAGTATACATCAACATTTAATATACCAAGAGAAGCTGAAGATGGTAGTTATTATATTGAATCACTTAATCTTACATGGCCATTATATGGTACATGGAATATCGATATTTTAACAAAGGCTTTTGAAAGTTACATTATATCGTTAAATGATGTTAGTGAATCTTTTGACGGATATAAAACAAATTTAATTTCTAGGTTTTTAACAACAGGTGCATTTAAAGAGTTTGATACGATAGGTCAAAAAATGGAAAAAGTTCTACAAATTTATGGTAGAAGTTTTGACGAAACTAAAAAATATATAACCGCATTGTCATTTATGACATCGGTTAATTATAATGTTGGTAATGATATACCATCACAATTATTAAAAAATTTAGCACAAACTTTAGGTTGGACAACTAATATGTCCCCAATTTCTAACGAAGAGTTGTTGTCATCAGTTTTTGGAAAAACAAAACAAGATAAAAGTAACTTTACAGGAATATCTCAACCACAAACACCCGATGAATTAAATTACCAATACTTTAGAAATTTAATTTTAAATTCCGCATTTTTATTTAAGTCTAAAGGAACTAGGAAATCAATTGAAATATTATTAAGACTTATTGGAGCTCCAGAAGCATTAATTGAATTTAATGAATATGTTTATTTAGCGGACCAAAAAATAAATTTATCTCAATTTAATGAACAATATATACAAATATCTGGAGGTACTTACATCGAATTTACCCCAATATTAGACCCAACAGACATCTATTCAATTTTTGGAAATCAATACACAGGGTTTACGACAAGCGCAACTATAAAAGATGTGAATGTAAGTTTAGATGATTACCCGATGGACGAATTCGGGTACCCATATTCACCTCCAGATACCGAAGATTACTTTTTCCAAAAAGGTAGTGGATGGTTTGAACAAACACCACAACATAGGGCACCTGAAGAAGTTAACCTAACTAATAGTGTGTTTGTGGGAAATAACCCAAATTATCAAACAATGTTATTACCGTATTCATATGGACAAGAATATTTAAATAGATTTAGAAAATTCCCATTTATGAATTTAGGGTATCAATTAACACCTACAATTGATAATAATAAAAGTTGGGTGGATAATGAAGTTGGTATTAGAACTAATCTTGATGGTAATTTTAATGCTAGATATTTTGTAGAAGATGATAGATTAGTACTAAATGTTAAGAATGTTGATTTATTTTTAAATCCTGCTCAAGGGTTGGTTTATGATGTATGGGTAATGTCTAGAGAATTTAACTACCCAATACCAAATCAAGGATTAAATTATATCCCACCAACATACTGTGACCCTAAACCATATAGTCCGTACCCTGGAAGAGGAGGTGTTGATTGGACGGAAATTGTACCATTACCAAAAAGAAAAACATTTTTTGAATTCGCTCAAACTTTTTGGTATAATATGATTAATGTGAGAAATCGACAATATGCCACAAACGGAAAAACAGGAGGTTACCCAACACTCGATTCAATATATTGGAAGTATTTAGAATCTCAACAAACTATCAATATTCCAAACGATAATTTTACATACAAAACAATGATGGATTATGTGAATGGATTGGGGGATTATTGGATTAGGTTAGTTGAGCAAATGATACCTGCAACAACTATTTGGAATACGGGTGTTAAATTAGAGAATTCTATATTCCATAGACAAAAATTTGTTTGGAGAAGACAAGAAGGGTGTCAATTAATACCTATACCATGTAAACCATGTTCATTAATAAATAACATATTTACATATGACTGCCCAATCGAAAGTGTAGAATGTGCAATATATCCTTGGGTTAACAACCCACAAATTCAAACTTTAAATGCGGTTTTAGGAAATGTTTTAAATTCGTATTTAACTACTAATGGTTATACATTAAATGATTGTGATTTTAATGGTATGACAACTAAATGGTTTGTTGATATTAGAGTTGACGATACCGTGGTTGTAAGTTATCCATTCTTTAGTGGTGTTGGTTATAGTAGCCCATCATATAGTTCACCAACTGTTGACATGTGGGATGATGCGTTAAGTAACGCTTTGGATTCTTTAAAAGATTATGGATTTGATTATTATTTAACAAATGAAGATACGGTTGTTGTTTATAATCAAGTATGTTCAGTTTCTGAACAAGGTATCAATTTTAAATTGAATATAGGGATAAACTTTGAAATATTATGTAATTAATGTGTGATTTAAATGTATCTATTGCGGGTATAACAGGTGATTGTTTTAATACTGATTCAGGTGCTTTTACAATATCTATTAACGGTACGGCACCTGACTATACAGTTGATTGGATAAACCCTCCTTATGGAACAATTCCATTAGGACCTGGAGTTGTTGGATACACTATAGATAATTTATCTGCAGGTACCTATACATTTGACATAATAGACAGTTGTTTACCCGATAATAATTACCAAACAATTAATGTTAATGTTTCATCAGGGACTTGTGTGAGTTTAACAGGTGTTGAGAACACAAGTTGTGGTTTAAATAATGGTAGTTTAACCGCAACAACAACAACACAGTATAACACCGCAAAATTCTATCTTTATGATACGACTATTGGATATATAACATCCGCAACATCATTAAATAATTTTTATGTGTTTGACAATTTAGGTGCAGGAACATATTATGTTGTTGGAGATGACGGGGGCGGTTGTACAGGTAAATCAGAAACTTGTATAATAATGAATTCAAATGAACTTAGTGTTGGTTTATTCATAGTTAACGCTTCATCTTGTGCGCCAAATACAGGAGCTATTTATGTTACAGGAGTTACAGGTACACCACCATATACTTATTCATGGAGCCCTGGAGGGCAAACTACCAATTCAATAACAGGACTAACAGTAGGTAATTACATTTTAACTGTTACAGACTCTGAAGGATGTATACAAAGTTCGGGAATTACAATTACCGCAAAACCACCTGTTGGTTTGGTCGATATTTCATTTGTTAACCCTACTTGTTTTGCTTCTGATGGTGAAGTTAGTTTAATAGTTTCAGGAGGAACCGCACCATTCCAATATGTAGGGTCGAATGGACACATTGATACTACATTTAGTAACACTAATACATTTTATAATATTCCTGCGGGACCATTTACAGTAGTAGTTAAAGATGCGGGTAATTGTAGTTTTACTGCAACGACTACATTGTTAACACCTGGAGGGTTAAATGTCACATCAGTTAATGTAACCAATTCAACATGCAGTGGGAATGGAGGTAAAATTGATGTTAATATTTTTGGAGGTTCGCCACCATATACATATACTTTAACGGACTCATTAAGTAATAATACAGTGGTAAACGGGAATTTTACTAGTTGGTCTTTTAATGGTCTTTCTTCAGGTAGTTATATTTTAACAATTTCAGATTCAGGACCTTGCGATTTTGTGGGTACATATATAGTTAATAATAATGAATTATTTGAATTAACAGTTGAAACAACAGGTACGACATGTAATCAAGAAGATGGTTCGGTATTACTATCAATTACCCCAGGAGGTACCCCACCATTCCACTATGAAATTGATGGTTATTCAGACTTCTCAAATAATTTAGAATTTTTATATGAAAATCTACCAAGTGGTAACTATGTTGCAACAGTTACCGATGCTAATTATTGCCAACAAGAATTACCATTTACAATTGTAGGCTCAAGTACCGTAGATTTTCTTTTAATTGGTACTGATTCATTAAATGGTAGTAATGGAACCATAAGCGCATTAATTACAAATGGTACACCACCATTTACATTAACTTGGAGTCCAAATGTTAACGGTCAAACGGGTACTGAAATCGACACTCTTAGTGCTGGAACATATACTTTAACTGTTGTTGATAATAATGGATGTAGTAAAACAAGAACAATTACAATAAATGGGTTTAATAAATTATCTTCATATCAAGTTTATAATATTTGTGATGAAGACTTTTTTAACACAGGTCAAACAGGTAGGAAAGGACCTCAAGAAATGTTAACTGAAGGATTCCATGATTTAACAAGTGGAGACACTAACTGTATTTTAAATAGAGCTATTTTCACAGTAAAAACAATTATTAATGGGGATTTAAAAGAACAATCATTTTATACAGGGGCAACACTATCAGATTTCCCATCAGATAATGAATTTTATGATGTTGTGGAAAGTTTACTTTTAACTTATAATATCATTGGTGAAATTGTGATTGACGCGGTTAAAAATACATTAACAATTGAAAGCGTATGTGACGTAACAATCGAAACTTTAGACGCAACTGTTAAAGTTGAGTTGGACATATCTTATGATATTAGTTGTGAAACTTGTGAAACTCAAACACCAACACCAACACCTACAGCAACGCCTACACCTACTCCGACGCCAACAATATCAGTCTCAGCATGTACTGTAATTTACGTTGTTGAAAATAATGATATATACGCATATGACCTATCATCAAATGTTAGTACATTGTTACCGGTCCCGTCAAACGTTAGTAACGTTGATATTGCACACACGGATAGTAAATTATGGGTAAACAATAATTTTATGGTAAGGGAATGGGATATAACATTAAGCCCATTTAGTGCAACATTCAATAGAGATATAACATTCCCATTTACAGTAGGTAATGGTTTAGGGGTCATCGATAATCAAACACTTATAACAACAAATGAATCATCCCCTCAATCAGTTTATGAGATGGATATTACAACCACAACTGCGGTTGATACATTTAAATTTAACTTACCACCAACACATTTAGTTGCCGGAGATATAATGTTAACAACAACCAATAAACTTTTAGTTACCACCGCGGAAAGTCCAAACATATATCTATTACAATATGATTATTTAACGGGTGTTTTAGAGTTAACAATAACTCTAAACCCAACTGTTGGTGGTGGTCCTTGGGGTATCTTCGAGGAATTTGGTAATATTTATATCACCGATTCATTGGGGCGTATCTATAATGTGGATACGTCAAGTCCGTATAACATTACTTTAATTAACTCCACAGGTAACTTAATATATGGAGCATCTCAATCACCAGTATGTTTAACGACTGATTTTACAACTCCAACCCCAACCCCAAGTATTACTCCTACCTTAACTTAAATGTATGGTGTTTCGGTAATCAAATATTAATCAGTAATACTACTAAATTTTTAGAATTAACTAATAGTTAAAAAAAAATATCGTCTAAAAAGACGATATTTTAAATAATCGGTATTTTGAACGATATTACCAAATTTTTTCCTGATTCATATAACCTAATACACAACAGTACGCATCGGTCATATCAAAATTCTCTTTTTTTAACGTATTATTTTTAGTATAGACCCAAGTAATTTGAGGTTCTCGTTCTGCAACCAAATCCCATATAATTTGTTTTTTGTCACAATCTTTTGGGTACCCACCGAACAGTACAAATTTACCTTTATCATTTTGTTGAATTAAATTAGGAAAGGCAGATTTTCTAGAATTATAAGTCGAGACGTACTCAGGAATAATACCCAAAATATCGTATATTTCTTTAGTTATTAGGGTATTAAACCTCATTAAAGTCTGAATGGTATAAACATTATTACTATTCATTAAAGGTTCCTCAATCACAACTTTAGTTATACCTAAATTTTTATATTGAAGTAATTTACTTCTAAAAATTTCACTTTTTAGAATTAATTCTTTAATTTTATTATCTTGTTTAGGTTTAGGTATAGGTGATACATGGGTTAATTCCAACAACTCTCTTGACTCGATGTCAAATAATGCCCAACCAATGGTTTTGGTCGACACGTCTAACCCCAATACTTTTGGAGTATTCTCGATAGATTTTTTCATATTAAATGTCAAATTTAATCAAAAACTGCTGAATACCTTGTCTTAAAACAGGGGACTGCATTTTTGATATAATCATAAGATTTTTGTTAGAATCGTAAAGTCCAATTTCAGTTAAATACGAAGGTTTACCTTGTACCCATGTTGGATTTGATGTTGCTTGAAATTCAGCCTGACTCAAATTTATCTTATATCTCATCTCATAAATTGTTGCTTGAATGTCAGTTTCTAATGAACCGTAGAAATAATATTCATCACCAAAATTTAATGATGTACCTGTATAACCAACGGGTGTTAATGGTATATAATTATTTAAGTTGTATGTTGGAGCGTCCTCATATAATTCATTTGTAATTACAAATGTCGTACTTGTTAACGATTCTTCAGTGATATAACCATTAACCATCATACTTGAGATTTGGTCTGTAAAATCAATTATCTTCCACTCAGAAGAGTTTGGTCTTCCTGTACCATCTACTTTTTGACAAATAATTTCAAATTTATCGGCGTAGAATCCTGATACAACATCACATCCCACAGGACAAGTTGTTGTTGTCGTAGTAAATGGGTCAAAAGTAGTCGTTGTCGTAGTAAATGGGTCAAACGTGGTAGTGGTTGTTGTTGGACTATATTCAGGTCTCAAACAAGGGAACTCAGCACCAAATCTAACCGCCACATTTTGAGATGGTTGTGGGTTACAATCAATATTAGGGCCTTGCATTACTGTGTAATAGTTACAATGTAATGAGTTTGTAAATACTGAAGTATTACTTAGTCTATAAGTAACGTGCATATATTGTGTATTACCCGTTAAAACACCTGTTAAAGAATTACTATCATTACCACAAGTATTAGGTGTGACTAATGAAGTCTTAGGAGCGGGTAACGTCCAATTCCTATTTGATTTATAAGACATTGCCGCGATAACTTCCTCATCGTCAATAATGACAAGTTTAGAATCAGGAAATACTTTACCAATTCTATTAGGTAAGTTATTTGTATTTCTATGAGTATCCCATAAATGATAGTATCTAATACCTGGGGAATTCATATCACTATTTTTAGTTGATTGTAAGTACTCAACTTTAAATAAATCTAAATCCTCAAATTCAGGTGGGTCAACCCAAAAAGTTTCACCAAAACAACATTCAGGATTTTTATGCCACATCAACCAAGGAATGTGTAATTTAAAGTTTCTTGCTTGACCCGTAGTATCTGAAGGGTTTGACACATCAAACGGCTCAAACGCAAATTTTTCACCATAGAAGAAATCTATAGTTTGATTTGTATAATGAATAACCGCAATTGCTTTTTGTTCTTCAGGAGTTACGATTACTTTATCACCTAATGAATCATAATGGTACACTGAACTAGTGTTAGTTTGACCACTACTTGAAGCATAACCAAAGTATTCTTTAGTACCAAGATATTGTCTTGAACCAAAGTTGGTATAATCTTTACTAATCGATGAGAAAAGACCTGCAGGGTTTTCAGACCAAGGAATATTCATATTCCAAACTTTAACATCAAACTCATCAGTATAACAAACAGATTCATAGTTAATAACATTATCCCTCCAATGAGGACGAGGAGTTATCGAATCATACATGGTTTGCATATTTGGTGGATATACAATCATTCTTGCATAACAATCAGAAGATAAATTTGAAAAATCAGGTGTTGGTCTATCTAATGTAAATTCACCCAAACATATTGATGTTATTTTATAAGTTAACATTGAATAACAACTACTAATAGGTGTTAAACAATCTGGCGGTGGTGGTGGGGGACAAGCTCTACTTGGGGTAGGTGTTGGACAGAATGTTGCAGATGGAGTTGGGGTAGGTGTAGGTGTCTCACAAGTAAATGACGCTGATGGGGTAGGTGATGGTGTTGGAGTTAGAGTATTATTACTTGCAGTTATACTTGGAGTAACCGTCATTGTTGGAGTTGGAGATGGTGTTGGGACATTTGAACATGTATTATTATATAAACCATTACCATCATAAAATATCGTAACAATGTCACCTACCGCAGGTTCTCTGAATGAAACACCATTAGAAACTAAAATTGGTGTTATAACATTGGTACCGTTTAAACTATTCATTCTTACTGAATAGTTTGCGTTGATAGCATATAAATCGTTAGTTATTGCACTCCATGAAGTAGTTTCGGCAGTTGTATTACCTGTGAAGAAACCTCTCATGGCGGCTCTGTTATAAACAGGACTAACTATTGAATCCATAAAAGGAACACCATATGTGTTGCCTGTAGAACCATCTACATAATATGGGTATTTAATATTTTCTTTATTTGATTGAGGAGACCCGCTAGAATTTTGAGCATTGAAGTTTGGCTCAAGAATCGTGGTATCAAATTGATTATAGGACACTGGTAATGTGTTATACGAAACTTCACTATCACCTATTTGAAAATAAGAAATATTAAAATTACCTTGTGATAATTTTTGTCTTCCTGTATCAGTTAATCTTGTATTAATTAACCCCGATGTATTTTTAATAATGTATCCCATTGATTATAAATATTCTTATTTAATTTTTATGACGTTATAATTGAACAACAACCACAACCGTAAATTTTTAAGTTTGATAAATTATATGTTTCATCACTTGTACCAACATAACAATTAACAAATTCATTTCTATTTACACTTGTTATTGTTCTAATTTTAAAATCACTTGTGTTATCTATAGTAATTGAATCCCACACTTCATTTAATGAAGTTAACCAAACATTTTCCGATTGACAACCTGCAACTGTATTAATAATACTATCATCGTTTGTTGAAGATGAGGACGGTGGAATTATATTGATACCATCAATAGTTAATGAGGTCTTGGTATTAAAAGTGGCGGAATCTTCATTAGGTGAAGATTTAGATAAGTTTAAATGACTCAATTTAAAGTTAATACTTGTACCATCAGGTAAATCAGGTGTTATTGATAATGTTGTCGTGTACTCTTTAGTTAATAATGTACTATTTGCTTGTAGTGTTTTAGGTAGGGTAACTAATTTAACGTTATAAGTGGTTGGAGGTGATGGAGGATTTAACGTTATATTATTACTAACAGTAAATCCTTCAGAATCACTAACAACAACATTGTAGGAACCTGAACATAAATTACTGAACATTGGTATATTTCTATATGTCAAACCACCATTAATCGAATATGAATATGGAGGGTAACCACCACTTGATTTAATTGTTAAACCACCATCACATCCACATATTGTTTGGTTTTTAGTAATTAAAACATTCATAGGTTGGACCGAATCTTCTGATTCTGCCGAGAATCTACCATTTGGAATCCTTACTATTTGATTACAGTTACCTTCATAAACTATTACAGTACCTGTAGCGCCAATAATAAACCAACTACCATAAATTGGTGGGTAAGTAGGATTTGAATTAAATATTGTATAAGTTGTTGGAGTTGAAGCCGATAACTTCCATTGTAAAAGAGTTGAGTCCCAATATATTACTTGTGTTGAGTCATTAGAAATCCAAGAAGGTTTAGAATTAAATAAACCGTTAGGTGAAAAATTAGTTTGAGTTTCTACATAAGAACCTTGTTTAAGTATATTTGTTGTCATACAAAGTTGATACTCAATATAAGGAGTTGTAGGTGTTGGGGTCGGTGTGGGGGAAGGTGTTGGTGTTGAACCTGTTAAAATACATTTTGTATTTGCGGTAAAATCGCCATAAGAATCAATAACTGTTGCTTCATAAACACCTGCAGTTAAATTGTATATAACGGGTGAAATGTTACCGTTATTCCAGCTTATATAATATGGAGGAGTTCCTCCCGTTATTGTTAAATAAATCGAACCATCGGATGATGATGGAGAAGGATGAGTAAGATTACACTCAACACCCATAGGGAATAAAGTGATTGGTTCACATTCATTTGTGAACTCAGGTATTATTGGTTTAGGTGTAGGAGTTGGTCCTAAAAAAGGATAAGTCATGAACTTAAATATTTTCTTTTAGTTTTTTAATAAATACATTTATTCCTGAAATTTTATAACCCTTTTCATAATATCAATATATTTTCTTGTGGCACTTGTGGACTCAATGTACTCAAAAAAGTCAATGTTTGATTTTAACATTTCCAATGGATTAATGTTAATGTAATCACCTTTGAAAAATTTTTTATCTTTTAGGTCGTTGGTCACACCTGCCATATGTAATATTGGGTGTTTTTCATAAGTACTGATTGAGTCAGTTGCCCAAGAAAAACTTAAATCACTAACTACTTTAGTTTCTAAACCAAAATACCAAAGGTTCCATAACAGAGACCACATCTCCGCAGTCCAAAATTGTATTTCACCTGGGCTAATTGGATACCTTTTTTGAAAATCTAACATTTGGTCATATAGAGGAGCACAATCGTAGTATATTTTAAACCATAGTTCCCATGGAGTGTTTTTAATAATGTATTGACCACCACCTGAATTAGGTTGGTTCTTTTTTACCTCATCAATAGTAATACCTATTACATCAACCATTTCTTGTAAAAGTTGATTTTCTCCACAATCAGGATGTTGATTTTCGTATCTATCGCAACAACTAACAATATAATCATAACCTATATAACCAATGGTATCTGAAAGATATATTGTGTCATCACTAAGTAATTTATCAAAATCAGGAAGTTCTCTAAAAATAATGTCAGCATCGTGTAAGAAAAAACACCTACCAAATTCAGGGTTTTGTTCCAACCATTTATAAATTAAAAAAGGTTTTATACTTGGGATATAATGTTTTCTTTGTCTATCATCTAAATAATGGTGGATATTAATACCCAATTCTTTGAGTTTTAAAGAATCTTCAGTAGGTTCTGTATTACCTTGAACCATACCAAATATCACATGAATTTTATTTGGGTCAATACCTAAATCTATAAAGTTTTGAGTATAAACTCTAACTTGCCAATGAAAATATGGAACGTCAGGTTGTGCCGTTACAAATACTAAGTTTTCTTTCATAACACTATTTGAAATTAAATATAGAAAACAATAATTTGTAATAAATGCTATTTTGGGTAATATTTATTGTATATGAAGTTACTTAAAACAATATCAAAATTAGTCGTAGAATCACAACGTGCTTATGATGAAGCATGTGAAAAAGGTGTTAGTGAAAAAGAATTGGATAGACTTGAAAAAAATTTAAGAGAGACTAGACTATTAATGAAACTATACGATAATGTGGGTAAAACTAACCCTAAAGACTAATCAAATCCCCTTTAACAATAAACCACATTTAGTATTTGTCCTAATGTCGTAAGGACCTGTACCTGTCGCACCAGTTAAGTAATAAGTGTTGGTGTTGGAGTTATAGGAAGTGAGTTACATGGTACAGTTTTAAAAGTAATACATCCTTCTGAAAGAGAAACCAATTTGATACCTACTTCAGGAATATTATTAAAAATTGAAGGTAATGGTGAAATAACAACAGGAGGCCCCACACTTGTATTTATAGTTGCGACTAATACACATTGTCCACCATATGAATTACAAACATAAACTTCATATGGAAAATTAGAACCTATTATAGATGTAATATCGATACCATTCATAAATTACTAATTATATGATAAACAAGTTTCACAATCAGTATATAATGTTGGAGTCACAACACTTGAAAAATAGTTACCTGTGTAGTTTATAATATTTGAACCTGGTGGAAGTGAAGGATAGTTCGGGTAAACCCCATAAAAAGTCCAACAGTTACCATCATTACCATAGAACGTTTTAGATGAATCTAATGAAGGTCCTGGAAAATTTTGAATTAAGTATTGATTTATTGTTTTTTTTGTATTTTTACCAAGTTCTTTAGAGGATGAAAACTCAACTGTAGTTTTTTTACAATTAAGGTAAACGTAAAATTGTTGAGGTAATGAAGGAGTTGGTGTCAAAGTAGGAGTTGGTGTTAAAGTAGGAGTTGGTGTCATACTAGGTGTTGGACTCGGTTCAGGATAACATTCAACACACTGACCTAAATTGAAGTAACCCACAGGACCTTCAGTTAAAATAATTTCAGTCACACCAATACTTTCAGGATTAACACCTACATATGAAATACATTTAGAAACACCATCGACAGTTGCTTTGAATATCATATATTCCTCTAAAGTATCACCTGATGGTGTAGGTACTGACATAGTGGTGTAATACATCATACCATTAATACAATCTTGGAATTGTTTACTAACAGGACAAGAAAGGTCACCCTCAATTGTTGTGAAAAAAACATCACCTGTTATGTTACAAGGTCTATTTATTATTCTTGTTGGTGTTGGAGTGGGTGTTGGTGTTGGTGTTGAGGTTGGAGTAATGCCAACAATAACCGCATCTACATCTATGTTAGCACATGTTAAGTTAGTTGCGGTAGGGGTAGGGGTAGGTGTTAAAGTTGACGTTGGAGTTGGAGTAGGACTAATAGAAACATCACAATCAAAAATTGCGGTAAAATCAAAAACCTCACAATAAGTTGTTGTTGTAGTAGTTGGAGGGCAAACACCTGAAGAGAAAAATTCTTCACATAAATCAGGACATTCTGAAAAACAAGGTGACTTACCTGATAGGAGACACATACCACCTAAAGATGTTGATAAACACCATTGTTTGTTACCTATTGAATAGTAAATATAATAGTTGTTTGAACTTCCCGTCCAATATAGTTGTGAATTATAAGTACCCGCACTGTAGTAAGTACTGTCAAAAATTGTATCGGTTCCACTTATACAATATATTTCCTCACACACAGGAGGGACTGAACAAGGGAATGAAGTAATACAAGAGTTACAGTCAAGATATGAAGTACCCAACCTAAAATTATCTGAGGAAAAAATTGTGTAATAAGGTAAAGCTGATGTATAACCTGAATTAACAATTCGATAACAACCATTTAATTCATTGTTAGGGTTTGAAGATGATATTATATCTGTAAAATAAAGAGTATCGCCTAACCCAAAATTTACTGAATCCCTTCGAGAAATTGCAATGGCGAATGTTTCGCCACTACAACAACCCGAAAATTCTAAAACAGGAATTTCTTTTTCTATTAAGGTTACTACAATATCTACTGATGGTGATGTTATAGTTCCCGCCGCGTTAATGTAATAATATAATGAAGGTTCTAGGTCAAAAACTTTAACCGAAGATAAAATATCTGTGAATGTAAAACCAACATAAGTTGATGGTCCCGTATTTTGAATTTGATATATCGGCATTTATAATAAACTTAAATTTTTAATTATTTCACAATTATTATCGTCAACTATTTTTAAATTGTAACTAGTTTGACCGTCAACGGATGGTGGTACAAAAAAATCATATGGAAAAGAATTTATCGTATCGATATAAACACACATAGTAATTGGGTTATCACATAGATAAACATTACACGGGGTTACCCCTGTCACATCATTTATTGTTATTTGTGTTGGCATTCTTTTTTAGATAAATATAATGACCCCTGAAAACTTGTGAAGATTGATTATTTTAATATTATATCTTATTTTTAAGTGATGTCAGACGATGCAGAAATTTTAGTAGAATTATTACGAGAAGTCCTTGGTGATGAAAAACAACATTACGAAAATAAAGGACAGATTGCTTTTGACTGCCCCGTTTGTGATGATGGTAGGAATAAAGGAAATCTTGAAATTAATTATTTTTCACATGTGTATAAATGTTGGGCATGTGGAGATGTAAACGATACTCACGGACCTTTAGGTAAGTTGTTCGACACATATGGTAATAAGAAACAAAAAAAAGTTTATAAAGTTCTACAACCTGAAGAGTTTAAACCTAAAGAAAAGAGAGTTAAAAAATTAACATTACCACCAAATTTCACAACTTTTAAAGATTCCTCCCCTGTATATCCCGTTAGAAAACAGGCATATAATTATCTTAAAAATAGAGGTATTGACGATGAAATAATTGAAAAATATGGTATTGGATTTTGTGATACGGGAACACATGCTAGTAGAATAATTGTACCATCCTACAACAAAAACGGGGAGTTAAATTATTACATCGCAAGAAGTTGGATACCAAACACTAAATCAAAATACAAAAACCCTGAAGCCGAAAAAGACAAAATAATCTTCAACGAGAATTTAATAGATTGGAAAAAAGATATTTACTTAGTTGAAGGTGTTTTTGATGGTTTCTTTTTACCAAATAGCGTCCCGATGTTAGGTAAACACATGTCACAACTTTTATTTGAAACCATTTATAAAAAATGTAAAAAAAATATAATAATTTCTTTAGATGGTGATGCGTGGGATGATGCGGTTAAACTATATAACGATTTAAATGGTGGTGAATTATATGGTAGAATTAAAATAGTTAAATTACCAAAAGATAAAGATGTCTGTGATTTAAGAGGACAAATAAATGAGTATTATTACAATATGAGATGAATTTATACGAAATAAGAGATGAAATTAACGAAATAATAAAGAAAAAACAAGAAGAATTACAATTAACTTTCGTTGAAGATACCCACACTTATACAATGGCCGATAAGGAAGGGAAATTAAGGTCAGATTGGCCCTCAGTATCAAAAGTTATGAAACTTTTTTACACCGAGTTTGATTCAAATGGAATTGCCGAAAAGAAAGCCGATGGAGACCCAATTGAGAAAGAGAGATTATTAAAAGAGTGGGCCGACGCTGGAACATACTCGACTAATATGGGGTCAAGAGTTCACTACTTTTTAGAGAAAAAGTCAGTTGAAATGTTTGGTTTAAATAAGGAAGTTAGGGAACCTATATTTGAAGTTGATTTTACGCAAATATTAAAAGGTGATTCGATGATTTCCGCGGGTAATGAATACCTTGAGTTAATGGAAGAACGAGGAGGAATATTACTTGACACCGAAATAGTATTAGGGAGTAATGAATTAGGATATGTAGGTCAACCTGATAAGAAATGGTTATTCTTTAATAAAGAAAAAACTGAAGTTGGGATAGTTGTTACAGATTGGAAAACAAATAAAAAGAAGAATTTTGAGGCGAACCACTTTACCAAAAAAATGAAATATCCATTTAATAATTTAGATGATACCGCACTTGGTCACTATTTTACACAATTACCTCTTTATGCTAAGTTATTTTTGAATATGTTAAAAGGTAGTAAATATGAAAATATTAAGGTATATGGATGTATTGTTGTACACCTAAGTGATGAAGGTCAGTATGAAGAGTACCGAGTACCTAAAGAAGTTATGAATACTATTATGAATATGGATATGAGTAAGTATTTGACAAAATAAACTAAATAAATTATATTTTAACATGGAAAGTAATATAACATTATCGTGGTGGTACAACACAACTTGGGACGACAAAACCATAAAATTTACAGTCAACTACACACTAAAATGAAAATCAGATTAGAAAAAACTTATCGTTGTTATGAACTTTATGGTGATATTGAAATCAACACTGAAGAGTATCCCGAATTTGAAGGTAAAAGTGAAGAAGAGATTTTACAATACCTTAATGAAAATATGTATGAGTTCGAACTTAAAAATGGTTCAGAACCAAACTTAATTGACCAATTTGAATTTACAAGAGAAATGAAAAAACAAAATTATTTCGATGAAGATTATAAAATACATAAAATAAATGAATATGGAAGATAATATTATTAGGCCTAAAATTGATTTAAAACAACAAGAAACGATTATTTGTGAGAAATGTGGTAGCAAATTCTTTAGAGAAGTCGTGTTAATTAAAAAAGTACCTAAATTATTGACAGGTAGTTCTGAAGACACATTAGTGCCTTTCCCAACCTATATGTGTAACGATTGCGGACACGTTAATAAAGACTTTGAATTATTTGATAAATAATGGAAATTGGTAAAATGACAATTAGTGAGGTATATCCTCATCTAAAATCAATAGCGTTATCATACGGATTAAAACTTAATCGGGTTAAAGACTTTAAATTTGCAAGAATCATTTTAGTTAATTTATATTCAAGAGAATTAGTATGACATACAAAGAATTTTATATTTGGTTAGAAGGTTTTATGACTAACAGAAGTTGGACAGTCATCCAACAAAAAGATATTGAAACCATTCAAGAAAAAATGAAAAAGGTTAAAGAAGAACCAGATTTTGATATTAATAAATGGAAACGTTTATCTAAAATTTCTTCATTACCTATAACTATAAATCCTGATGATAATGACGAACTAGGAATACCACCAAAAATTGTAATGTAAAATGTGTTTTTTTTTTATTGATATATTTATTAATAAAAATATAAAAATTATGAAAAGAATTATAAGATTAACTGAATCAGACCTTGCAAGAATTGTAAAGAGAGTAATTATGGAACAAGACACAACCGTTTATATGATTGATGGTCTATCTTGGACTCACATTGGTACAGATACGATTGGTCCAGAATATAATTACAATGGAAAATTTGCCGACGTTCAAATGAAAAACGTACCTAAACAAGGTGAAAAAGCATTATCTGATAAAACTTGGACTGTTGGGTGTAACGGGAGTGTAGTACCTGCGCCGACATCAGGGAAAGATAAATTACAAAAAATAGCATTAAAAAGCCTTTCTTGTAAATCATAAAGGTTCTATTCACAATTTAGAATCTTCATATTTTTTGAAAAATATCCAAAAGTTAATAACTCATCTTTATCATAATAAAAATAGTTTATCTTTGTTGGTGAATTTTCATTTAAGTAAATTTTGTATTCTGCTGAAGATTGTGTTTCTGTTTTTTTGTCTACATCAAAAACAATAAAATCATAATTAATTTCTTTTTTTATTATATTATATTTAAACACGCTTCTATTATAATATATTGTTATAGTGTTAAGATTTAAATCTAAATCATAAAGAGTATAGTAGTCAATTTCAGAATAAAAAATAACTGAACTGTCCTCAATAGGATTGACGGTATCAAAAAATTTGGGTGACTGATAAAAAGTTACACTATCAATAGAAAATAAAATTCTACTCTGAGATAAAAACTCATTACTTAAAATGATAAAAATCAAAAATAAATTTTTCATGTGATTAAGTTTTAATATTTCTACAAATATACAACTTTTATTTTTAATATTAATTTAAATGTGGGTTTTTTGTTAATTGACATTTTAATAAAATTCGACTATATTTTTGTCTATGATAAAAAAGTTAGTACACTTTTCTGATTTACACATAAGGTTGTTTAAAGACCACGAACTTTACCGAAGTATCTTAAACAATATGTTTAATCAGTTTAAAGAAATTGCCCCTGATAGAATAGTTTTTACTGGTGATTTAGTCCATTCTAAAAATCAAATGACTCCTGAACTTATTGAGTTTGTTGCTTGGACATTAACTGAGTGCTCAAAAATTGCTAAAACAGTTCTTATTATTGGTAATCATGATTTCCTTGAAAATAATATGTCAAGATTGGATGCTTTAACACCAATAATTGATTCATTACAAGATGATAATATAGTTTATTTAAAAAACAGGGGAGTATATGAAGACCAAAATATTGATTGGGTTGTTTACTCATTAATGGACCACAACATCCCACCTGATATTGAAAAATCAGATAGGGTTAAAATAGGGTTATTCCATGGACCTGTACAAGGATTGACAACTGATATAGGTTATAAATTTGATACGGGATTTGAGAGTGACAAGTTTGTGGGATGTGATTTGGTTCTTTGTGGTGACATTCATAAAAGACAAGTTTTTAATATCCCTGAAGGTAAGAAAGCTTATATGGTTGGTTCGACAATTCAACAAAACTACGGAGAGACATTAAAAAAACATGGATATGGAATCTATGACGTATCTAAAGACAAATACGAGTTTGTTGACTTGGAAAACCCAAAACCATTTCTGGCATTTAAAATAAAGTCATTTGACGACATAATAAACGGAACTGAAAAACTTGCGAACGCATAATGAGAACTGAGTTAACCATTGGACAAACATCACTGTTACCATTAAACATAGACGGGTTTACCATATGGGGTAAGGCTGAGTTTATGAACCCATCAGGTTCTGTTAAAGATAGACCAATTTACAACATACTTAAAAGTGGTTTTGATGATGGTTTATTAAATAAGGGCGATACTGTTGTTGAGGCAACTAGTGGTAACGCAGGTATTTCATTTGCTATGTTATGTGTTCAGATGGGTCTTAAATGTGTAATTGTGATGCCATCTAACATGAGTGATGAACGTAAAAAGATTTTAAAGTTTTACGGAGCAGAACTTATTGAAGTTGGACCTGGCGACTTTGATGGAGCGATAAAATTAAGAGATGAGTTAGCAATCAAGAATGGATGGTTTAATGGAAACCAATTCGATAACCCTAAAAATTTGGAATCTCACTACATGGGGACGGGTGTTGAATTGATGTATCAATGTAGGTGTAATGGTATTAACCCATCAGCATTCATTGCTGGTACTGGTACAGGTGGAACTCTTATGGGTGCTGGTAGAATGTTGTCAGAACAATTTTTTGACTTACAAATAGTTGCGGTGGAGCCAGCAGAATCACCTGTAATGAGCGGTGGAGAACCAAGGTTACACGGAATTCAAGGTATCGGAGACGGGTCAAAGTTTATGGTTGATTTAAATTTTGTTGACAAGATTATTACGGTGTCAACTCAAGAAGCTACTAATATGGCTTTACGATTAGCCAAAGAGTTTGGGATTTTTGTCGGGATTAGTGCAGGGGCAAATGTATCAGGTTCTTTAAAGTATTGTCAAGAAACTGGTAGAGATAATGTAATTACAATTCTTTGTGACAGAGGTGAACGATATCTAACTTGTATGTAATATGTATTCAATCGAAGTTAAAAACAATAAAGAGATTTATGAGTTCTGTATGCTTAACAGCATTACGGATATTAACAAGTTCATTCAAGATTGTTTCAAACAAGGATTTGATGTTAAAAAATATGGTCTTTTAGGAGAAACACTTAATGAGGGTGAAAAAGACTTAAAAATAGACGGGGAAGAAGAAAAACACATAATAAAAGAAGTTATTGTTGAAAAACGAGTGGAAATACCTATTGAAGTTACTAAAGAGGTTGAAAAAATAATTGAGGTTCCTGTTGAAATTATCAAGGAAGTTGTAGTTGAAAAAGAGGTAATTAAGGAAGTTCCTGTTGAGAAAGTTGTCACAAAAATTGAATATATTAGTGACAAAACAACAGAAGATGAACTTGGTGGAATAATTGCCAAGTTGGAAGAAAATATTTTCCATTTAAAACAAGAATTAGATTCTGAACGGAAAAATTTTTCCATTAAAACAGAAGAAATGGAAAATATTTTCCAAAATGAAATGTCTAAAAATACTGAAGAGTTAGACAAACTTAGACGTAATTTAGACATTAATGTCGATGAAAATAAAGTAAAAATGTTAAGTGAGACTTTACAAAAATTGAAAAAAGAAACAATCGACAAAGATAAAAAAATAGAAGAGTTAACTAACAAACTAAACAGTTTGCAGAGTAACATAAATAAAGGTGCGGTTTTTATGAAATCGTCAAATATTAGTCAAAATTTATAAATTTTTTTAGAACATATCATACATTTTTAATTTAGAAATATTTATAATAAAAAAATATGAAAAAATGTAAAAAATGTAATATAATTAAAGATTTATTTGAATTTGGTATTAATAAAAATAAATCAGACGGTAGGTCAATATATTGTAAGGAATGTGAAAGGTTAAGAGGTGTTGATTATAGAAATAAACACAGAGATAAAGTTAATCAATCATCTAAAAATTATAGAAAAAATAATCCTGAAAAATATAAAGAAAGTATTAATAAATATTTGGAAAAACATCCTGAGATGTTATCTAAAAACAGATTAATTCTTTATCGTAAAAATGAGGAATTTAAGAAAAAAGAAAAAATAAAAAGAAAGGAATGGTATTTAAAAAATATTGATAGTATTCGTGAAAAAAGTAAAAAATATTATCATGAAAATAAAAAAGTTTTAAGAGAAAAAAATAACGTATATAAATCTTTAAAACTAAAAATCGACCCTTTAGAACGCCTCGAAAAGAATCTTAGAGATAGGATTAGAGAATATTTAACAGGGGAAAATAAAAGTAAAAGAACTTTTGAAATTATAGGTCTTGATAAAGAAAAATTTAAATCCTATATTGAAAGTAAATTTAAAGAAGGAATGTCGTGGGAAAATTATGGGGAGTGGCATTTAGACCACATAAAACCATTATACCTTTCTGAAAATGAAGAAGATTTAGTTAAACTAAATCATTACACTAACCTCCAACCATTATGGGCCGAGGATAATATTAAAAAAAATATAAAATATGACAACTAACATTTTAACATGGTTCATTTTAAGTTACGGATTAATGAACATTATGGTATTCTCCTCAATATTTGAAGGGGTTAGAACTTTTTTTAATAAATGGGGGGATAATGAATACGCCCTATTTAGACCTGTTGGGCAATTTATTTCTGAGATTTTATCGTGTCCGATGTGTTTTGGGTTTCATGGAGGATGGTTTTTATCACTAACTATTTTTTCACCGACATTTATGTTATATGAAACTCCATTATGGATTAGTTGGTTTTTTGACGGAATAATTTCGTCAGGGTCAGTGTGGGCGATAAATGCAATTATAGAATGGTTTGAAGAAAATAGACCAACAAAATTGTAATAGTATGCCAAAGTTAATGGATTTTATAGAAAAACAAATTCAGAGTAAAAAAGAGCAAAGATGGGTAATACCTTCTGAAGACCTTTTTGCACTCTTCGAATCAATGGGTATAATGGATGAGCATGATACTTTAATGGATATACTTGAATACTTGGAAGAAAATAAAATTGATATTAATTTTAAGAGTGAAGCCCAAGACGTTACTTTTAGAAAATTCAAATCAATTGAACAATCTTATAAAATAAGAAAAGTGTTAGGTGTTAAGAAAGATGAGATTAAAAAACACATCAACAAAGTAATGAATACTAAAGTGTATCTTGACGACGCTTATTTCAAGACGTTTATGACTGATGATGAGGAAGTTATCACAGAACTTAAAAAGGATATACCATCCTTTGATAAGGATTTAGAAAATTTACAAAGTAAGATTGATAAGGAAAGGACTGACCAAATGATTAGACAAATTGAAAAAAATCCCATTGACCAAAACGTAATTGACATCATAAGAAATAATATGTAAATTTAAATAAAAAATTTATGCCACAATCAAGAAAACGAGGGGGTAAAAAATCCCACAACAAAAGAGTAAAAGATAGAAACCAAAAATTGGAAATGGAACGTAAAAAAATGAATAAGTTGTATTCTGAAATGATGGAACAAAAATTAAAAGAGTTTACGGATAAATTTTCAGGTTTAACTGAAAATGAAGAATTAAACGCTGAAAATATTACTGACGTAGTAGTGGAAGAATCAACCCAAGAAGAAAAACCAACTGAAGACCAAATTTCTAAGTTAGAAAAATAAAATGGATTTATTTAATCCACCTGTAAATTTTAATTACAAAATAATGATAAAAGAATTGGATTTTACCAATTTGGACAACCCATATCTACAAGTGATATGGGAAGACCATGCTGAAAATTTCACCCAAGAAAAAATTAAAAGTGTTAGACATTACTTCCAAAAGAAGTACAACACGACAAATGTTAATGTTATAACCAAAACTAAAGTTTCGGAAGATGTTACTCACAATGTTGATATATCATTTAATATCTTGGATAAAAATTATCAGGTAGAACTTGTTAAATCTTATCTTGAAAACAAATCACAAAAAAACATTATTGATGATGTTTCAAAC